ACATAAACATTCATTTAGACTTTTATGTGGATGTAAAACCAAAAAAATAATCTCAGGAGAATTATGTTAGCAGTAAGCATTGTGTTCGCAGCATTTCTGTTTATATTGTTTCTAATTGTAGGAGTAATAGGAGGGTGGGTTGCAAGAGATTACATGATGAATTATCAAGAGGTTGAAAAAGTTCACCCAGAGATGTATGATAGAAATGGTAATATAGTTCCTGATGAAATAGTAGCATTCCGATTTGAAAATTATGACAACAACAGCGAAGAAGACGACGACTAAGACAGTAAAAGCAAAAACAGTGGCAACAGCAATTCCAAACTTACCATCGATTCCATTTGCTTTTGAAGTTTTAGATGCAGCATCAAAACAAAGAACTAAGGCAAAAAAGATTGAGGTTCTTCAAAGATATGCACATGATTCAATTATGGCATTGATGATTTGGAACTTTGATGAAACTGCAATATCAGTTTTACCACCTGGCGATGTTCCATATGGTAATACTAGAGAAGACAATAGTGTTACTGGTACATTATCTGACAAAATAAATGATGCAGTTGGTAAAATGAGTGAGATAGGTAGTAACTCTCTAGGTTCTCAAGACCAAGGTAAAGCATCTATTCGTAAAGAATATACAAAGTTCTATAACTTTTTGAAGGGTGGTAACGATAAACTAAGTAGTCTTCGTAGAGAGACAATGTTTATTAATATTCTAGAAGGTTTACATCCACGAGAAGCAGAGATACTTATCTTAGTTAAGGATAAAAAACTAACAGACAAATATAAAATTACTAAGGAAGTTGCATCAGCAGCATATCCACAAATTACTTGGGGAGGTCGTTCATGACTAAACCTTTAGGTCAATTATCAAAGGCTGAAAAATCAGAGAAGCCAGAAAAGAAAGAAGTTTATTGGACTCCAACAGAGAAAGAGTCTCTTAAGGAAACATATGGCACAGAAATATTAATCGAAAATGGTTCATTAGATGAAGTAATGACTACTGAGGCACCATCAGATGCTTGGATTGTAACATATGAAATTGATGGTACAGTTCATCGTGACTTAACAAGAGGTACAAGAGTCAAATTGTTTGATATGTATTATGACAAGTTTAAGATGGGTATAAAAATTATTGACTATGGAAAGGGTACAATCAAACCTGCACTGTGGGGATATAATAATACAACAGCACCCAAAAAGAAAAAGCGAAAGTAGTTTCAAAAATATGGCAAAAAAAATCCCGCCAAAAATTTGACCTGTAGGGTTTTCTGTAACATAAAATACAAAAGAGCTTGACTATATACTATGAATGTGTTAATATAAACACATCGTTCATCCTATGCCATTACTTTTATACCTATCTCTATTGGCATCTCACGAACCAGTCCATTGGACTATTAAGTGCGATCAGTGGTCAGAACTTGCAGAAGAGGTTAGACAAGATGAATATCTTGATGACATCAGCAAACAAGATCTGATTAACTATTTTGCCACAAAAGTAGAGGAAGATTGTGAGGCATTAGGACGCAAGTAAGCCGACTCGGAACGGATTCGTTCATCTCCTACGGGAGACGCAAAAGCCGACTGAAGGAACGGATTTAAAAAGTCCAACTACTTTAGGAGAAACCAAATGGCACAAGTCACATACCGTGGTGTCGCATATGACACTGACAGAAACAAAGCAAAGCAGACTAACAAGGTCGATCTAACTTACCGTGGTGTAAGACAAGAAAAAGAACTTACAAGTCTTAAGTGATTGAAACATTAGAGATATGTGTAGCATCTGCTATCTTTCTCACAATCATAACTGCTGAAGTACAATTTCTGTATGGTAAATAAACACAGGAGGGTTGCATCCCTCCTTTTTTTATGCTATAGTAATTGAAACAATAAAACTATGGATAGAGAAAAACTTAAATTAATGGTTCGTAACTTAGAATTATTGGTTGATGATATCAAAGCAGAAGTTTTTTCGGATGTGGAATCATATGTAAGTCCACCTCCAACAATATCTCAAGATTACGATGAAATATTAGGAGATGACGATGGCTACCCCGACTAGTAGAGCAAAAAGATTAATTAAGTTATTAGAAAGATTATTAAAGAAAGATTATCTTTACGATAAAGAACAAATTAAATTAATTCGAGAACAATTAAAAGTTGCTAAGAATGAATTAGCAATGATTGAAGAAAAAACATCAAAAGGATTTAAATGAACGTATCACTTATTAGTGTCTCTCCAGATGCAGAAAAACATATGGCATATTGTGCTCGTGTGAGTAACCCAAATAATCAGGATAATGAAAACTACGCAGGTCTGTTAAGATATTGTATTAAACATCAACATTGGTCTATTTTCGAGCAAGCATTTATGACTCTTGAAATTAACACCACAAGAGGACTTGCAGCACAGATATTGAGGCATCGTTCTTTTACATTTCAAGAATTTAGTCAAAGATATGCAGATACAAATTTATTAGATACAAATATTCCTTTACCTGATTTAAGAAGACAAGATACAAAGAATCGTCAGAATAGTATCGATGATATACCAGAAGACCAAATCAAATTTTTACAAGAGAGAATAAGACAATATTTTAATGAGGGAATGGATTTATATAATGAATTACTTAGAGAAGGTATTGCAAAAGAATGTGCTAGATTTGTTCTACCATTAGCAACTCCAACCCGTATCTATATGTCAGGCAGTGTTCGTTCTTGGGTACATTATATTGATCTCCGCTCTGGACACGGTACACAAAAAGAACATATGGATATTGCAAATGCTTGCAAGTCTATCTTTACCGAACAGTTTCCAACTGTATCGGAGGCTTTGCAATGGGTCTAAATAATACACATAACTTTATAATTATATGGCAACCTACCCTGTAGTAAATACAAAAACTGGTGAACAGAAAGAAGTTGTGATGAGTGTCACAGAATGGGATCAGTGGAAATCGGACAACCCTGATTGGTCTAGGGATTATTCTGATCCCTCTACAATGCCAGGTGTTGGTGAAGTCGGAGAGTGGAAAGATAAGTTAAGAAAGAAAGCACCTGGTTGGAATGATGTTCTTAAAAAAGCACAACAATCACCAGGTTCTAGAGTAAAGACACTTTAATCAAATGCCAAGAAAAAAGAAGACTAATGGGGATCAACCCATAGGTATCGGTTTAACTACGAAACAAATGAAACGTAAGAAACCGATTGGAAATACTTACCTTCTTGATATTGAACCCATCACTGATAATCAAAAGAAACTTTTTGATTCTTATGCAGAAGGAAAACATCTTGTTGCATATGGCACAGCAGGGACAGGAAAAACATTTATTTCCTTATATAATGCTCTTGCTGATGTATTAGATGAGACAACTCCATACGAAAGAATTTACCTTGTGCGTTCTTTAGTATCAACTCGTGAAATTGGTTTCTTACCAGGAGATCACGAAGACAAGGCAGATATTTACCAAATACCATACAAAAATATGGTAAAATATATGTTTCAAATGCCAACTGATGCTGACTTTGAAATGTTGTATGGTAATCTTAAAGCACAAGAAACAATCAAATTCTGGAGCACTTCCTTCATCAGAGGAACTACTTTAGATAATGCAATCGTAATAGTAGATGAATTTCAGAATCTTAATTTTCATGAATTAGATTCAATTATCACTCGTATCGGAGAAAATAGTCGAATTATTTTCTCTGGTGATGCTAGTCAAAGTGATTTGGTTAAAACAAATGACAGGAATGGCATACACGATTTTCTCAACATATTGCGTAAAATGCCATCCTTTGATATAATAGAGTATGGCATTGATGATATAGTTCGTTCTGGACTTGTCAAAGAATATATTATTTCAAAACTTGAAGTTGGTCTTTAATGTTTAATCATGTAGAACTGAATCTTCCGAAACTTTCCAGAGAAACTATTGACGGTGTTCGATACTACTCTGTTCCTGATGAAGATGAATTAATTAAATTAGTTTCAATTACATCTGTTACTAGTCACTATAATAAAGAAATTTTTATTAATTGGCGAAAGAAAGTAGGTGATGAAGAAGCAAACCGTATTACCAAAGCAGCAACCACCCGTGGTACTGACTTTCATACACTTACAGAGCATCATTTATTGAATGATGAGAAACTTCCAAAAGTTCCTCCAATATCTAATTTTCTGTTTAATGTGGCGAAGCAAAAAATTGGTAATATAAATAATATTTACGCTTTAGAGGGTTCTCTCTACAGTAGGCAACTAGGAATTGCTGGAACAGTCGATTGTATTGCAGAATACGAGGACGAGTTAGCGATAATAGATTTTAAGACTTCAAAAAAACCAAAACCAAGAGACTGGATAGAACATTACTTCGTCCAGTGTATGGCATACGGTTGTATGTTATATGAATTAACGGGTATATCTGTTAAAAAATTAGTAATTATTATGTCCTGTGAAAATGGAGAATGCATCGTCTATGAAGAATACAACAAAGCAAAGTATATCAAACTCCTCGGAGAATACATTAACAAATTTATTCAAGATAAACTGGAACTCTATGGAACCGAATAAAGAACTAGAACAGGCAATCGAGAATAAATTCTTGAC